CTGGCTTCTGGCGTTGTGCCCTTTTTCTCCATTTCGCTTTGTAACGCTCTTCGGAAGTAGTCATACGTTGGTGTTTCAATTTCTAATACGTCAGGCCAGCTCATTAAGCGTTCACATTCTAGTGGTGTAAGGCGACGGATTCGTGATCCGTTGTAGATACCGTGCTTGTCTTGTGTGTTTAATGTAAATGATGGCTCACCGTCTTCTTTCATTCTGCGCCCATTCTGGCGTTTTGTTAACCGATCTGGTGTGAGGACTGGTATTGCATACAACCCAGTCTTTGCACCAAGACCTCCCCCCAGTGCTTTCTGGCTTTTTGCTAGTCCATCACTGGCGTATATTCTTTGGGCATCTGAAACTCCTTGAGTGATTTCTTTAAGATTGTTTCCGTGGCCAGTTGGCTCAAAAAATACTTCTCTGGGACTTCCTGTTCTAAAACCGACGACAAAGATGCGTTCTCTGTTTTGAGGCACACCGAAGTCTTTTGCGTTGAGTACCTGCCACCACAGCTCATACCCTGCTTCGACCATTTCAGCTTGCACTTGGGCAAAGTCCCATCCTTGATTGCTTGAGAGAGCTCCTTTAACATTTTCCCAGATAAAATATCTAGGTTTCTTTTCTTGCAAAGCTCTGACAAACTCGGCAAATAATCCACTCCGCTCGCCAGTGAGTCCTGCTTGCTTTCCAGCCACTGACAAATCTTGGCACGGGCTTCCACCGACAAGGAGGTCAAAATCGGGTACGTCTGCCCAGTTGATTTCTTTGATGTTGCCATAGTTTTTTGTGTTAGGGAATCTGTATTTAAGGACTGCTGATGCGTACTTGTCGATCTCGGAGAAACCAATACATATAGGTTGTCCAGAGCCACGCTCGTTAGGCTGTTCGCATAGTCTTGATTCATCACAATGCTCCAGTCCCTTATTTCCTTCATGCGAAGATTCGTTTCTCCAGCCTCGTATTTTTTTCTCATCTTCTTCCCCAGTGCATTTCGTTTCCTTTTTATTGGTTTCCATTGCATATTCTATTCCTAACTCGAAGCCACCGACTCCGCTGAATGTTGAAAAGTATTTCATATCATTCTCCCCTAAGTACATTATACATTGCCCCAGCGCAGATGTTCTCCATGTTGGCATACAGGATCGTTGGCATACCTAGTATCGTGAGCATTGCGCAGATGGCAATAGCTAGTTTAACGTATTGGTTCATATCATTACCTCCCCAGTCCCATTTCGCAGTGGTTGTAGCAGCCACACTTGTCGAGGCGCAGTGCCTGGGCCGTTTACAGCTCCACTAACGGAACAGGACAGGAGAGGTTAAGTTATTAGTCACTTGCCTTACAATAATGAACACGACAGATGGCTTGCTGAATATACTTCTGCCGATCTATTCCTGTGGGGATCATCTCTTTGAAGATGTCCTTAGCAGTCCACCACCGGTGATAGAACATGAAGTGAATGATCTCTTTGTTCATCCAATCTTCGAACAAGTCACTGTTTTGTTGCTTGAGGCACCAGTGGCCATCATGGTTATCAAACTGGTTGAGGATCTTTTCTGTGAACATATTACCCCTCAAAAGGAGGCTCTTCGTACTTAGCGTGAATAGCAGTAATCATCTCAGTGATGTTCGGGTTCTCAAGGATAACATCGAAGGCATCGTAACGATCCTTGGCCTTGTACTTAGTATCTGGTTGGACAAGCATCTCTCTTTGACCACCTTCTCCTACTCTGAGGTGTCCAACCACATCACACATATCCACAAGCTCGCTTGATAGTTTGGTTGCCATCTTAGGGGCACGGATAAGTGCATCCTCGTCAGGTGTTTCTTCCTCGTGGGCTACGAACACGGCATGCTTACCAGAGGACTTGATAGCCCAGATAAACTCACGCATGTTCTTCTTAGCAGTTCCCCACTTACCAATGTTCATTGATCCACCACCTGACACATCATCAATAATGAGGTTCATGAACACTCCTACTGGGTCAACAACGATTGTCTCGTACTCATCAGACTCTTGGATAAGCTTCCATGCTTCTCGCACATCTTTCCAAGAGCTGACTGCGATGTAAGGCACGTCGATACCACGGGCACGGAAGGCTTTGACTCCTTCCTCTGAGTCGATGATGATTGGCTTGGGTGCTGTGGCTGCAAGAGTTGTCTTACCAACCCCGCCCTGTCCGTACACACAGAGCACAAGGCTAGGTGCGGTCATAGTGCTGGTTCTCTTAATCTCTACTGGCATAATTTATTTGATTAGATCTTTATTTTCGTAAATGTTTCCGATGACTTCGCACTCTTTATTAAAACACCCAAGATTTCCAAACACCATCCAGTCATCGGCGCAAGCTCTGAACTCACCTTCCTTAAACTCAACTGGTAAATTATATATGTTGTATTCAAGTGTTCCTTTTAAGTCTTTTACTGTAGACAGCTCTATTTGCACTACATCCCCCTCATAGATCTCCTTACCGTTCTTATCCTTGAGTCCTGTATATTGCATTAGTTCGACACCATCTAAAAAGTAGCGTGGAGGAAGACCATCAGGAGTAACTGCATCGAGCATAACAAGACTGTAGTACAGGTCGATAGACTTTACATCAGCCATCATCTCAAAAGTTTTTTGCCAAGCTCTGAACTTTATTTCTCTCATAAGCTTTTCCATTTAGGTTTGACCAACTCAATGGCCTCAAGTAGCTGGCCCTCTGTTTTGATTGTCGATAGATCAATCGCATCTAGGTACTTCTGGTTCTCTATGAACTTATCGTGCAGACCACCAGTGGCTACAGCTTGTGCCGCTAGATCCCACAGGAGTACAAGAGCATCACCTTTGGTCATATGTTTACATGTTAGGGCAGGCCCACCCCTCGTGATCTTTATAACAATCTCCGCAGGGGGTTGGATTATCTGGCATGGAGTCGTCGCCAAGGTCAACTGCTTGCTGCCTCTCTACCATCTGGTCCACGTAGTCTTTGAGATGCGCGTGGCAGAGGATGTGGCCGATGGCCATCACCTCTCTATCACAGGACTTCACAGAGCATGGGATGTACTGGTAGTGAATCTTCTTCCACATGGGGGCAGCTGGGCCTAGCTTCTGTCCACGCTCCAGCTCCTCTTGTATCTCATCCTTCACATTGATGTGAGTGTGATACTTGTCTATCCGATTAAGGATCGGGGTGCAAGCAAAGTCACTCGCTGTACATTCTTTACGCATAGAAATGATTGGTTATTTGTCTGTGCTCTCATCGTAGAACAGGTGGCGCACCCTGTCAACAGACTCCTGTTGAGAACCTGTGGATAAATCTAGCCAATCGTTTATTGCTGCGGTTAAACAAAGTACATTTGGAAAACCTAGTCTATTTGACTGGTTTTCAACTCCTTTGCGAAAGTGCCGCAGAATACGCACTTTCCAGTAAAGTTTCTCGTCTTTATAAGGCATAGTTTTTTGTTATGTTGACATGGTGCCACACCCAAGGTACTATGTCAACACGATTCACTAAGCCAAACGCCAATGCGACTACGCCCTAAGCCCTACACTAAGAAGGAGAGAGAAAGCTATATGAACTTTATTAAGCCACTAAGCACTACACCTATGTCCATTTGGGATAACGAGCAGTTCCAGCAAGGAGAAGCTCAGTACGACGACTCAACTTCAATCTTCATGAGCCAACGCCTCAAGAAAGATGGAGCCTCTACCACTGTTAAGTTCACAGATCTCCAGTACCAGACTCAGCCAGAGGAGAAGCACGAAGCATTCAAAGATGACGATGGCAAAGCATACGTCTTCTACTTCGAAGACGGAGACAAGGAGATCACCTACGAAACAGCCAAGAAGAACAACATGTTCTACAAGGCCATGCTGGAAGCTAAGGTAGAGATTGGTGAGACTATCACTATCACACGAAACGGATTAGAGTTTGATACTAATTATGTCATCACGCGGCCAGAAGCAGGCTTTGTTCCTCCTACACCGAATGTCGAAGAGAAGAAGCCAGAAGAGCCAGCGACAGACGTGCCGTTCTAGTATGGAATCTACAGAAACGGTAATTCAAAGAGCACTCGGACAATGCGAGGAAGAGTATAGACGCTACACAACTGGCTACGTAAGCGAACTTCTTGATGATGTTAGCGCACTCAAAGCTCAGGTCGAGAAACTTACCGAAGTGGTTGAGCTTACACAGGGTGCTGAACTTGATGAAATCCTGTTCAACCAATGATCTATCCACAGGTCCCCTTCGGGGGACCTTTTGGTTTGTGCTACACTGTATAGGCGGAATACATACAACTGTTAAAGACTCTCACGGTTAGGGATTCGGGACTAAACCCCCGACGGCAAGTATGTAGCCGACGCAATCCCTAACCTTGAGAGTTTTTTTAACACACACTTTTTATGAGCGAGAACTTAACCTACCCTTGGGCCGTGGCATACCATCAAGCCGGTTGGTGTGTTCTCCCTGCAAAGAATAAGTACCCACTCAAAGCACTGGGAGGTTGGAAGCAGTACCAAGAGAAAAGACCTACACTAGATCAGGTCCAGGAATGGTTCTGTGAGGCTCCAAATGACGCTCAGATCGCTTTGGTAACAGGAAAGGTGTCAGGTGTCACGGTGATTGATATCGACACGCACAAGGAGGGGTGCAAAGGAAAGAAGGGAGGGGACTGCAAATGTAATCCAGAAGACCCAGCCAGTCTTGCTTTGGCCATAGGACTGTCTATGCAAAGCAACACAGGGTCTGGTGGATACCATGTATTTTGTACGTATGAGAATGTCGGGAACTCTGTAGGTCTGGCCCACCCACAACTAGACATCAGATCAGATGGCGGAATCATTATTTTGCCACCAAGTTTGCATGAGAATGGAAAAAACTATGTCTGGGATGAGCTTTTAACGTGGCATCCAGACAATATCAAGGCTTTACTTCCCTTCCCTACCGAATTAAAGACACTTTTATACAAAAAGAAGAAGACAAATTGGAATTTAGTTAGTGGGGGAGTGGGAGAAGGGAAGCGCAATGATGTTGCAACGAGCGTAGCTGGGAAACTTATCGGAGCCTTTGAGCGTGATGAGATACAGGCCGCATGGAACCTACTGTTCGCATGGAACAAACAGAACGAGCCACCACTACCAGAGGCAGAGCTACGCCGAACATTTAAGTCAGTGTTAGACAGTGAGTATGGCAAACAATAAGCCACCAGAAATCGACTGGAGCCAGTGGAAAAATGACAACCCACTGGTTGAGGTTGTAGATCGGCCACCACTTACATCTTTCATGGTGGATGAAAAGACTTTGGGAGAGAAGGATATCAAGCCAACACAATGGCTGTTCCCACTCCTACTGCCATCACCTGCTCTTGTTGGTCTTGTTGGTCGACCAGGGTGCTACAAAACATTCTTTGGCCACTGGATAGCTAAGAGGTTGTCAGAGGGCAAGGATTTGTTCGATCAGTATGACGAACTACCACAATGGGACATAGACCATGATAAAGAGCCAGTCAATACGCTAATCATTGAGGAGGAGATGGGAGAAGAGATTGTGCAAGAGCGCATTCACACCCTAAGCCCCCACGACGAGTCTCGCGTCCATTGGATGATTAACTCTGGCTTCAAACTACTCAAGGGGAGGCGTGAGATTGATGAGGAAAGGGTAGATGAGCTAGTCAAGATCATCGAGGAGAAGGAGATCAAGGTACTCATACTCGACCCGTTTATCTCTATTGCTGGTATGGAGGATGAGAATGACAACGCCGAGGCAAACTATGTAATGAAGATTCTCTTAGATAAGTTTGTTAATAATGGGCCAAAGATCACAGTTATCTTCATCCACCATCCTTCAAAGAGCTCAGATGGCGACGTAATGCGAGGAGCAGGGGATATCCTTGGGAAGAGCTATGTTGGCCTAGCCCTGGATAAAGTGAGCAATGACGGAACATTGGTAAAGGTGAAGTGCATCAAGACCCGTTGGTACTGGCCCAAGACATTCACAATGGATTTCAGAAAGAACCAAGACAAAGGAGAGAAGGATGGTCAGCTAGAGTTCGTGTACATAGGTAGAGAGGACAAACCCAAGACAAAGAAGGATGAGCTAGGCCAAGAGATTGTCTATTTCCTAAAACGTGAACCCGAAGGATTAACTAAGGTTCAACTGTCTCGCCTGTTGGATAGGAAAGGAGACCCAAAGAAGGATCACACACTAGGAAAAGCAATGAAAGATTTGCAGTCAGAGGGTGAGGTAGTCATGGACCCCAAAACGTACGTTTATTCGCTAAAATAAGCGAAGAAAAGCAAAGTGCGGTACCCCTAAAAACAATATTTGGCTAAAATTAGCAAAGAAATACATGTAGGGGGTACCGCAAACCCCTATAGATATATCTATAGTGCGGTACCCCCCCCTGCTAACCCATCCTTGAGGGGGGTAAACCTTAAGGGTTTACACCCCCTCGTCAGGGTCTTGGGCCGAGAAGTGTATAATGGATGGGGTACCGCAGTTGATAGTTTAAGTAATGAAATATTTTTTATGGAGGCAGATAAATTAAAGAAGGTTCGAGCTAAGCGAGGTAAGAGTGTGCGTGCACGTGGTCTGCAGTTTGAGAGGGATGTGGCCAATGCTTTGAAGCGTGTTGGTTTTTCTGATGCGAAAAGGCATTTGGAGTTCCAGGCTTCTGAATGTAGGGGGGTGGATTTGTCTAATACTGGGCAATTTGCTATTCAGTGCAAAGCTAAGAATGGTACGCCTAATATCCCCGCTGTGTTTGGGGAGATCAAGTGTTCAGATGAGGAGATCCCCGTGGTAGCTTTCAAAGTTGTGGGGAAAGGGGAGTATGCTTGTTTTAAGTTATCTGATGCAGTGATTTTGATGGGATGGATTGAAAGATTTAGCAAGGAAGGGGGAGTTTGTGGAGAATGATTTGACTGGCGTGGAGCATGGTTTGGGTGAGGAGATTGATTCTTGTGTGTGTTGTAGGTGTGGGGATTTTGGATTGTGTTTTGATAATGATGATGGATTCTGGTTTTGTGGAGGTTGCTTCTGGTATGTTGAAGTGTTCGAGGGGTACAAACACCGCCCCAAGCCGTGGATGTAGTGTTAGAACGTAAAAACAGAGCTGTGAGGCTCTGTTTTGTGTTATGGGTTGGGTTGCGTGGAGTATGATTTAGTCCATGCCGCAGAAAGTGTGCGGTTTTAGTTTGTGCTTTGTCATTAGGGCAGTTATGTTGCCGAAAAGAATATCATCTTTGAGCGTTTCAGTGGTTGCAAGGTGTTTTATGAAGTCAACTATTTTGTGTATGCCCCGGGTGTTACGTGTAAAGCCTTGAAAGTCATTATATTTGTCTTTGAGATCATACCATTGGATATAGGGTTTTTGTGTATCATGGAAGACAACGCGCACGGAGTCATTTTGGAAGATGGTCATATTTGATTCGGTTTTAGCGGTTAAGCCCGCAAGCGGTGAAAAACTAACGGCGCAGGGGTCGCTAGTTTTCGCACGTTTGAGGGGTTAGAATGAGCCCTTAACGGTGTTATCTTCGACGTTGAGCCATTGACCGTCAACGTAGTATTCAATGGTTACGGCGTTGTCCTCGGTCGCTCCGTCTTCGGTTGTCATACGTGAGAGCCAGAGGCGAAACTGAGGGGTTTCAAGTTTGAGATCGTCTGCTTGACCTTGTGCAAGCGTTGGGAGTTGAGAGAGTAGAGCTTTTAGTGCTTCGTGGGTTGCGTTTGTCATAAAATTGATACGGTTTTAGCGGTTAAGTCCGCTATATTCCAGGCGCAAATGGTTGACTTGCGCCTGGTGTATAGTTGACTATGCTTTAGCAAAATTGCACTTTACTTGTGAATCGTCTAACCCGTGACGCTTAAGCATTGATGCTTTAGCTTGCCTACACGTTGGATAAGCATTGGTTGAACACTCATAAGCATAAAACCCTTTTAAGTTTTTAAGATAGATATCTATCTTTTTATAGTTGCGGTTCATATAGTTGACTAGTCTTTGACTATTTAGTTAGTTGTAATCCAGTTCCAGCACTTAACAAAGCCTTTTTGAGTCAAGCGATCCAGCATGCCTTGTGCAAGGTATGATGAACCGTAGTGTTCAAGCGCATTAAATGCTTTGAAATCACCAGTTGATACAACGTGCTTGTTATGGTTCCAGTAGTTCATCACAAGCGATCGGAAGTGCTCCGTGTCATTTTTCATTGTTTGAAAAGATACGGAGTTTATGATTTCTGAGTATTTCATAAGTTTGATACGGTTATAGCTTTGTTATAGTTCGCTATATTGCGCGCGCTATGGTTTAGAATAACGCGCGTGGTATAGTTGACTAGTCTTTGACTATTTAGAGTTACTTTTTATCGCTTGTTTATGGGGTAAAAATGATTCCATTGACTATTCTTTGACTATTCTTTAGCTATTTAGCTAGTAGCATTTTGCTAGGATTTGTCGGATGTTGTTTTAGCTTAACTCCACGGCGTGCAAGTTCGTAGCACTCATCGTCCCAATTCTTCTTATTGTTTCCACGTTGTAGAACTTGTGAGTTTGACAAGTGAGAAAAACGGGCCTTTGATTCTCTGTCTAGTTCTGTTTCAACAATTGAGTTGTGGTCTAGTGTTAAGTCTAGCCTTAATTGGCGCAAGTTGTCCGTGGTCCATTCTTTGAGTTCTTCTTCCCATTCTTCTTTTTTCCATGATGTACTTGTATATTCCACTTCTTTTTTCCCGTTGTTGAGTTGTGGGTGGTAAAGTGTGAAAAATAGTTTTTTTGTATACATAGTGTTTACGCTATAGGCTGGAAGCCGGTTAATAGTAGAGCAATGATTATGATTGTTAAGTAGTAGTGCATATTGGTTGTTTATGGTATATTTATGTAGTAAAGAGCGGTTGTTTGTTTGATGGTGGTATTATTACATAATTACATAAATATGTCAATAGGAGGTGTGGACAAGTTATCATATAGTGATAAAAAGAAGCGTAAACATGGGAAAAGCGAGCCTATTGTTTTAGATGGTGATAAAATGCTTGAGAACGTAGCAAAAGCAAGAGAACGGAGTGCGAACGGAAAAAAAGGAGCAGAAAAAAGAAAGAACAACCCAAAGGTGACACCAAAGCAGAAGCGCGTAGCAAAATTAATGATTGAGAACGCGGCATCCGAGAAACCCAAGAACAAAGCAGAATTGTTAAGACAAGCCGGTTATTCTGAAACTTATGCCGCAAGTCATACCGGGCGCGTAATGGCGAGCCCGGGAGTCAAAAAGGCCTTAGCGGAGTATGGTTTTAAGGTGGAGCAGGTTAATGAAGTTATAGAACGTGCGTTAAATGCAAAGGATTCTAGCTGGTTCAAAGGAGAACGTATAGAATCGGACGCGCCAGACCATAAAGTACAATTGGCGGCTATATCAACGCTCGGAGACTTTACGGGACTTAAGAAATACCAGGTGGAGCAAAAGTCAATCAATGTAAACATTGACGGGAGTGAGCTTGCGGACTTGCTTGATTTGTAATAAAAGCCCATAAATAAAGGGCTTTTTTACTGTATCAAGTTATGCGTCGCCTAACATATATTGTACGACACTTAAAACATGGGGATTATCACACGCGCGCAAGGAAAAAAGAAAAGAAAAAGGAAACAAAAAGGAAAAGGAAACAAGCGAACAAGCAGAAGAAAAAAGGAACGCGCAAGGCAAGGAGTGAAGGAGGGGCACGCCCCCCCAGGCCCCCAGTAAAATAAAATATACCCTCACTTAATTTTCTAAACTTTTTTTCAAAAACCACTTTGGGACTAACATCCCCTCAGACCTCTTAAATGCCCCTCTAACGCGTTTTATGCTCCCACAGCCCTTCGTACTCACACAAGCACAAAAGGATAAACTCAAGGCCAAATTGACCTCTGGGGAGTTATCGCAGGATGACCCTGCCGTACGTGTATTAGCTGCTAAATTGGTAGCCCATGATCCCCTAGAGTTTGCACGTAAGTTCCTCTCCCACCACATGAAGGATCAAGGGACACAAGAATTGGTACCAAGCCCAGCATTCCACAGTGAACTTATCCACATGGCGTTTACCCACCCCAAGGTGGCGATTGCGGCCCCACGAAACCATGCCAAATCAACTGTGATGAACTTCTTCGTACCAATGTTCAACGCGCTTTACGGACTTAAGAAGAATATCGTGATTATCTCTGCTAACGAGGATTTGGCGAAGAAGTTTCTTAAAAGGATTAGGAACGAGCTGGAGTTTAATAGCAAAATTAAACTTGCCTTTGGTGAGCAGAAAACACAGAAGTGGAGTGAAACAGAGATTCAATTGCCTAATGGTACGAGTATGTCGGCTAAGGGTAGGGGGGCGCATATTCGTGGTGTTATTGATGGAAGTACACGGCCGGACCTGATTATCCTGGATGATATTGAGGATGATGAATTGGTGAGAAGTCAGTTAAGACGTTTAGATCTTGAGGATTGGTTTAACTCTAGCGTGATGCAGACACTGGACTCATCCACTGGTCAGGTGATTTTCATTGGTACGGTTTTGCATGAAGACAGCCTTCTTAATCGACTGCTAGACAAGAAGCTCTACCCTGATTTTCACCAGAAGAGATTTAGTGCGGTGATTGACGATGATGAGAAGACTACGCTTTGGCCTGAGAAGTGGCCGTATGAGAAGCTGATGGCGATTAAGACTGCGATGATTGCCAGAGATAAGCTGGCGAGTTTCTACATGGAGTATCTCAATGATCCTATTCCACAGGAGAGTGCCACGTTCAAGCCAGAGTTCTTTCAATACTTTGATGACTTGCCTCCGAGGAATGAACTTTTAACGGAAGTGTTCATTGACCTTGGTGGTGGAAGTACGAAGAAGACAGCCGACCCTACCGCAATGGTGGTTCTCTGCTTAGATAAGCACAATACGCTCTTTATAAATGACTATATTAATGGTAAAATGGGGGTAGACACTAAGAAGATTGCGGATGCAATGTTTGAACTCTATGGCAAGTACAAGCCTAGTAAGTTCACCATCGAGAAAACGGTGGCGACGAACATGATTATGCAATCTCTTAACGCGGAGATGATTAGGCGTGGGGTGCACCTCAACCTTGAGTACGTGAGTCCAACACGAGGATCATCAGATAGGCGTGGCCTCATGTCAGATGGTAAGTTCCAGCGTATTGCGGCGATGCAGTCTGCGTTCAAACTTGGCGTGATTAAGATGCGGCCATGGATGACGGAGCTTAAAGAACAACTACAAGCTTTCCCAAGGGCGACACATGATGATCTGACTGATGCCCTTGCCTATGGCTACCTATACATGAAACGGAGGATTGATGACATGGAGGATGAAGATGATGAACTAACCTACGAACCCTTATACCCAGAACTGGGATTATAAATACAACCTATGGCCCTAAGCAGCAAAAAGCGTGAGGAGCTCGTATTGCAGTGTATTACTGAATACGATCACGCGCTGAAGTATAGGCAGAAGCGTGAGACCATGTGGTCGCAGGTGGATGATCTTTACTTTGGTAAAAAGAAAACTAGCCTCGTCACGAGAGCTAATATCCATATTCCGAAAGTGTACGGAACAGTGGAAACATTTGTATCTAAAATTGATGACCCGCCGTACATTTATTTTGAGGCGATGGAGGAAGGTGATCGGCCTAAAGCTCCTAAGCTTAACGCGCTCCTAGAACATTTCAGGACCAACAACGACTGGGATTTGAAGGATGTGCTTGCCAAGAAGCAGGCGGCTCTTTATGGGCGCACACAATATAAGAAGTACTCAACTAGTGAGAATGGCTTTACAGATTATCTGGATGTTATTGACGTGCTGGACTTCCTTATCGACCCAATGGCTGGTGGTGTTACGCCGATTGAGAGTGCGATGTATTTGGGGCAGGACAATATCATCCGTTCTAAGTACGAACTCAAGGACGATGTATACGACTCAGCAGCAGTTAAGCGATTGTCAAGGAAGCTCTCAAGCGATTCAGATGCTGACTCATCTCGATCTCCACATCAAGCACGACGAAGTTCACTGAACCTCTCACAAGCAGTACTCACGAGTCAGGATTCAGTACGGCTCACAGAGTGGTACACACACTACGAAGGACAAAAGTATTACGTGCTCTTCTCAAGAGATTACTCAGAGGCTGTGCGTGTAGAGATTCTTGAAGATATCATTGGTGCTGATGAGTTCCCGTTTGCGACTTGGGCACTCTTCCCAACACTATCTGAATACTGGACTCCTGGTGTTGGTGAGCTCGTGATGGAAACAAACAAAGTTCAGAACATCATCGTCTCACAGATCTTGGACAACAATGCGTACCGCAACTACGGAATGAAAGCGTACGATGCAACGAAGGTACCAAAGAAATCACAGCTTGTTCCGCGACCTGGTGGAACGATTGCGGTGAATGGAAATCCAAACGAGATCATTAAAGACCTCACCTTCCCTGATCTATCAAACGCACTAGCTACGTATCGAATGCTTGATGGTATCTCTGGTACCGAGGTGGGTGTTACGGATCAGGCCAAGGGTACGCCGAACACGAAGCGCATGAGTGCTACGGAGTTTGCTGGACTACTGGATCAGACTGCGGATCGACTCTTTACTGCGAACAAAACTTACGCTCATTGTCTAAGACGAATTGCATACTTGTTCCTACTGGGAGTTGAACAGAACTTGAAGAAGACGCAGCGTGTACGAATCCTTGGTGCGAGTGGGTACGACTGGAAGGAAATCTCTGCGAAGGATGCCAAGGGTAACTTCGACATCTTGATCTCATCTGGTACTACGCAGGAGCAGAACAAGAACATGGAGCGAGATCGTTTCCTTGAGTACATGAAGGGGGCACGAGCTAACGAGCGACTGAACCAGAAGTTCTTGGATGAGAAGGAAGCACAGGTAATGGGATTTGAACCAGGTGATGTGCAGAGGCTACTTAACCCAGAGATGGAAGGTGATTGGGAAATCTTGGCAGAGGCTGCGGCAGAGAATGAAGAGCTACTTAGCAAGGATGTTAAACCAAATAAAGGAGCGAGCTCTGGTCACGTGCAAAAGCATCTTGACTACATCATGGCGACTGATCTCCCAGATAAGATTCGAACAAGAATCCTTACACACGCTCAGGAAGAAGTGGAGTACGTGCTAAAGAACATGGAGTTCAACGCAAATAAAATTATTACGCAAAGAACAAAAGTGCAGGCAGAGCAGGTACCACAAGAGCCAGTACAGCAGCCACAGGCACAGATCATGGGACGACCACGGCAGACAGCACAATTCCCACCACCAACATCAATGCCTGAACAAGTACGTCAAGAAGCTATTATCAACGCTCCGGTTCCACCTACTGGTTAGTAAAAACATAAACTATGTCATTACGAGATAAGATCAAGTCAGCAATGCAAACACTTAATCCATACGATGGGTCCGTGCAGATGGCTGAGGAGTGGGAGCGAGTGATTGCAGATGAAGAGCAGATGCGAGTGCTGTTAAACAACGAAGCATTCAAAGGATTGATTGACCAAATGGCGGCAGAGTTTAAGGCGAGACTGGAAGACGTAATTGCAGAAGATCATGAACTGGTAGCAATGAAGAAGATGTTCGATAGAACACTTGGTCTCACCGGTGCTAAAAAAGAAATCAACAAGATTGTTGATACGCTCATCGAGCGACAAGATTAGAGGGTGCACTTGGCTGAGAAGGAACTGACATACTTCCTTCCCAGCACGGACTCACTGTCCAATCTAAATAGACATAACACGCAGTCGAGCCTGCGATATCAAACGAATCTATGTCTGAACAAACACTCGGCGACACTATGGAGAATGAGACTCCTACCGCTTCGCCAACGGAAGATCAAACACTCGTTAACTCATCAGCCGACTCAAGTGTAGGAGATACTACACCTGGTGAACTAGACGAAGGGTCCGATCATATGATCCCGAAGCATCGCTTCGACGAGGTAAACAATCAGCTCAAAGATCTGAAACGTGAACTCGGAGAATCGAAGCAATCGAGTCAGAAGACGGAACAAACCATCGACGCATTGCGAAACGCCCTTGATGGGGGTTCAAATGCACAAGTCGATGACGCTGTTAAGGAACTCATGACCAAGCATAACCTCAAAGGTAATGACTTGACTCTTGTTGAGGACATCCTGGCAGCTGCTGAGAGAAAAGTTTCAACTAAGCTAGAAGCTCAGATGAAACCTCTCAAGGCTCAACAGGTCGTTGCACAATATGAAAAAGACCTGCGTACTCTTGAGTCAAAGTTCCCTGACGTATCTGATCTTACATCGGAGGAGAAGGAGGAGTTTAAGAAGATGGCATTTAGTAAAGAGTGGGGCAATGCACCGCTAGAAGGCGTGTGGAAGTCCTTCGCTTATGACCGTCCTCGTGGCAATGCCAAAACTTTAGAATCTTCATCTGGTGGTCGTGCAAGAAGCATGAGCGGAGAGAAGGATGTTAAGGACATGACCCTCGACGAGTTTGAGGCTTACTCAAACTCACAAGCAGCCAATTAGTATTGAGCTCGGCCAGTTGCTTATTAAAAATAATCAAGCATTATGGCTAACTCATTCGATGCTACAAACCCAGAATACTGGAGCAAGCGAATGCAGATCGTCCGACGTGACGTTCCTGTATACCCTAAGCTCGCAAGTTTTGAGGAGAAGAATGGTCTCAAAAACGGAGACACCGTGAACCGACCATACCACTCACTCATCCGCGTACGTGACTACGCTAAAAGCACATCAACAACTCTTACAGACGTAACTGCTACTAACGAGCAGCTACTCGTGAACCAGTACAAAATTGCTGGTTTCTACATCGACGATGTTGAAGAGCTACAATCAAACTACGCTCTCCTCAACAAGTTTGTTGACGAGACTGGTAAAGAGCTCGAGCTCTTCTTGGACGGAGACTTCCTTGGAGAAGTTGCGCAGGCAACAAGTGACGTGGACGACGGTGATATCAACAGTGGTACTGACGGAATCCCTCACGCTGCAACAGTAGCAACAGTTAAGAAGCTCTTCTCTGTAGCTGCTAAGAAACTCAACATCCAGCACGTAGACATGGCTGGACGTTACGCTGTTATCTCACCTACCATCCACCAACTTCTTATCGAAGCTATGGACGGAAAGGACACAGCACTAGGAGACAGCACTGGAAAGAACGGACACATTGGTAAGTACATGGGATTCGATCTTTACATGTCAAACAACTTGCCACTATCAGGACGATGGACACCAGCTAACAACCCAACAGACGGAGACACCGTTGTTGTTTCTGGAGTTACATGGATATTTAAGGCCGCAGCTGTTTCAGCAGGACACGTCAAGATTGGTGGTTCTACTGCTCTTACACTCGACAACCTTGTTCTCGCAGTTAATGGAACAGGTGTAGGTGATGGAACAGACTACTTCGAGATTTCAGATGCTAACCGAAAGATCCTCGAAGGTTGTCTCGCTACTGACGGAGCAACTTACATGGACATCTTCCACGAAGGTGCTGGTGAGGCTACTCTCTCAGCTTCTGAGGTTGCAGACCCATGGTCACTCACTACTATTCACCAAATGATTGGTAAGCAGGGTGCTGTTGACATGGTTGTACAGAAAGCTCCTGGAGTTAAGTTCACAGAACCAGAGCTTAAGCTCGGTACTACAGTTCTTCCTTGGACTGTTTATGGACTTAAGACTTTCGACGAAGGTGCTAAAGCACTCGTTGACGTGAAGGTAGACTCAAGCTCACTCTAATACATAGTTTTTGTGGGGGCTTCGGCCCCCTATAGAACGTAACCAAAAAAACTATGGCTAAAATTATCGTGCAAGATGAGTACTTGACTGGTGGAGCTGAGATCAAAGCAGCTGACGGGACAACTCTTCTTAGTGAAGATGGAGTAGAGACTATTGCTACTGGTGCAGTTGATACAGATGCTCTCGCAACAGATGCAGTTGAGTCAGCTGATATCAAAGATGGTGAAGTGGGAGCTGCAGACCTTGCAGCAACACTTAATCTATCAGCAAAGACAGTTACACTCGGAGCTGTTTCAACAGGAGCTATCTCAGCTTCTGACGACGCAACCCTCACAAAGACAGATGATGGTGCAGTTGGACTAAACCTCACACTTGCTCAGGAAAGTACATCTCCAGCAGCCAATGACGCTGTTGGACAGCTAGTCTTCCAAGGAAATGACGATGCTGCAAACGCAACTAACTACGCTGTAATTCAGGGAACTATCACTGATCCTACAGACGGAGCAGAGTTTGGTGGCCTTGTATTCAACGTTCAAGATGGAACAGGATCATTCAACCCAGCAGTTAACGTGACTCACGATGGAACAGCTGGAACACTTACAACCGGTACTGTTTACAACCAAGCAGGAGTTGGAACAGCAAACGGAACAGTCCTTGCAACAGAGTATGGTGATGGACGAAATCACATCACAGTTCTTACTCTTAGTAACGAGACACTTGATGCGCCTACAGCAGCAGCAGCAGAAGGTCACGGACAGCTTCTCTACACTTTCCCAGCAGGAGTACATGTACATGAGGTAACAACCATGAACGTTGCTTTGCAGGGTGGTGGAACAGTAGACGCTGACACACCAGATATCGGAATCGGATCTGTAATCGCAACTGGAGCAGTCTCCGTACTTGGTGGAACTGCAACATTCGAAGATTACGTTGATGGTTCAGCAGCAGCAGACTGTAGCGGAACACCTACAGCAGTTGGTCCAGTCGGAGCAACAGCAGGAGTTCTCACAGGTATCTCTCTCAACGGAGCAGCAGATGTAAAAGCTGTTCACCTCAACTACGCAGATACTTGGGCAGGAGCAGATACACTCACAGGTTCAGGTACTGTTATTCTCAAGTGGTCAGTAATGTAATAGTTCACTGATTATGTTAGAGGAGCAATCCTCTAACTAGATGAGTCAATTATCAAACTATGGCAGGACTTGCAACTAACATATCTAACCAAGCCCAGACAGATGGGTTACTAGTCTAAAATATGACACTAAGTGAACGAAAAAAAGCCTTTGAAGAAGGCATCGTAAAGCTCGAAGAGGAACTAGAGCTCAAGATGGTTCCAGTATTAAGTGCAACACCTCAAGGTATCTGGCCAGCGATCTCGCTCCTAGAACCAGAGGCCACTGAACAAATAACTAAAGAATAAAATAATATGACCCTAATCACTAACATTCCGAAACCATTTCACGATGCTTCTGTTACTGGAGTGGCAGAGCTAATGAAAGCAGGACAGATTGTTTTGACAAAAGTAGTTATCGAAAACACAGATGTAACAAAAGCTTATCTTCAGATTTTCGATGCCGCTGCTTTAACTGACATTACTCTTGGAACAACTACTCCAACCTTTGTTCTTCCACTACCAGCATCAAGCTTGGTAATTGATGACCATGAGAATGGACTTATGTTCAAGAAGGGAGTTTGCTATGCAGTTACAACAACACCTGGAGGGAACACTTCTCCTGGTGCAATCTCAGTTCTATCGACAACATACTCAGTAGAATAGTATGAGCATGGTTTGGACAATTCCTTCATTTGACATGATAACAACCCTGGATCCTTCCACGGCTGATGTTGTTCATTTTGAAGATGAGGTTTATTGCGATGGCAATAACCTGTACTTAAAGAACTTGGGTTTTGGACGAGCTCGTTTTATCATGGCAACGACAGGAATGGCAGGAGCAAACGGGTACATCTACATGGATGGAGGTAATGCTCAATGGCTATTTGCGATGGACACAGGAATTAACAACGCAATCGTATTCACTACAGCAGCTAACCGCGAGAAAGCTCACGACCACGCTGCAACTACAGACCCTTACGTCTACTTCCACAGTGCAACAAACCCAGACACAGACAACACAGAGTGGTGGGGAGCAACTTACGACAGCACATATAAGTATGGTTTGATTGAGTGTGGTAAGGGGCCTGTGGCAATCAACACATCACTTCTTCGTAAAGTAGCAGCGATTGATAACACTGATTCTCCTTACACTATTGATGAAGCAGGACAGCCTTATCAGATCAACGTCGATACTTCTGCTGGAGCAGTCACTTGTGTTTTAGCAACCGACCTTATTCCATCAGACACAACCAAAGCAGCAGAGATTATCATCATGGATGAGGGTGGAAATGCTGGGGCTAACAACATCACTATCAACACAGAAGGCGCAGAAACCATTAACGGTCAGGCTAGTGTTGCCATCCAGGCAAACAATGGTACAGCCTGCTTAAAAATTCGTGGCGGTCAGACCGACTGGCGACTAACAGACTAACTATGCCTTTATTTTATGACCCAACAGTTGGTGTTACTAGGACGCAGGTTAAGCCTTCACCAGTAACATACTCAACTGGACTTAAAGAACAAAACAAGTCTGTTCAGACCTCAGACGCAACTCCGACAGCTATCTGGTCCTTAACTGGTGTTCTTGAAGAGACCACTGTTTATGTTGAAGTCATGGTAGCAGCACAGGAAACCAGCGACGCAGAACGTGCAGTATACAAACTAGGCGCATGCTTCTACAGAGCTTCTGGTGGAGCCTTGCTTCAGCAGGGATCAACAGTTTCAATGATGACCATTGAGTCAGATGCAACTTATGCTTGCGACTTTGATATCAGTAGTCCAGACCTAGCACTCAAGGTTACAGGAGCAGCAGGAGACACAGTGAACTGGGTTGCAACAGTTACTTACTTCATCGTAACCGACAGCTAATATGGCAATAGGAATAATTAACGGAAAAATCAACGAGGTTACATTAGTAAATAATGTGACAGACCTAGCATCCGCTGTAACAACAGCAAAAGCTGGAGATACAATTAGAATTGCCCCAGGAACTTATACACTTACAAGTTCTTTGGTCATTCCTTCTGGAGTTACTCTGCAAGGTTCGGGGGTAGGTCAAACAACTCTCTACGGTGCTTTTGCTGATGCACTCATCAAGATGGAAAACGCCTCTGTTGGCCCCTATGGTGTTGCAGCTTTGACTGCATGGGCAAACTCTGGAACAACAGATACTGCAGGTGATGCAACAAATATAAACGATGGAGATATCCTCTTCCTTCAAGATGGCGGTGGCTCTGAAAAGTTTACTAGCACTGCTTTTGGAAATGGCAATCCTGGAACTGGAGCTTATAAATTACGTCATGAAGTTCCTATTGCTTTCAACGTATCCTCAACACTGACTGTTTATAATGTTTATTCTTCGGACATTGTTATTGAAAAATTGACACTTCTTGGAGATAGTTCAAACACAACAAATGGGATCAGTATTACTGGAGGTAAGAACATTTGTGTTAGAGATGTAAAAATCAAGAATTGTGTTCATGCCCCTCTACTTCTTCAAAGTGTTGTTGAAAGCAATTTTGAATATAAAGGTTTTGATAGTACAAACAACTGTCTACGTGTTGTAGCTGGTGGTATTACAGATTGCAAAGTTAGTTTGTCGTCTTATAATTGCGCCACAGCTGCAAACAGTGTGGTGGTTATGTATAGTTACTATTCAGACTTGTCTGTTGTCACATTTGGTTCAACACCAAGCGACACTACATTCAACTTCAATCTATGCCAGAGGAATATTATTAGAGTAATTTCTTCAACAACAGCAGGAGTTAGAACTCTGCAATTAAACTCATCAGACGACAATATAGTACATTGTTCAAGCCAGATGGCTGTTCTTGATAGTGGTACTGGTAACCAAATAACTTCAACATAATATGAAGATTCTAAGAAACATCAAGACTGATACAACATTGACTATCCAAGATGAGTCTGACAAAGAAATCACCCTAGAGTTTGCAGATAATGTTGTAATTGTTGAGAGAGATAACGACCCTGGATTTGGAGATATCATCACGAATGAAGTCAAGATCTATAATCTTAAAGTAGACGAATACGAACTAATCGACGCTTAATATGGAACTACAAGAACTAAAAACAATGCTTGAGGAGGGGGTTCCAAAGGAGATTGAGGTTACTGAGGAAGAGCTTGTACAGATGTACAGGCACTTTGACAATCTCTTTGAAGAGGAGCTTGACAAGCAGATCGCAAGTGTCAACAAGCACGAGGTGGAATACAAAGGCAAGACCATTGAACTCAAGATCACAGATAAGAAGTAACGTTATGTCGGAGGAGATGTTAAAAAGCAGGATTGATGGTCTCGAAAAAGGTCAGAAGGAAGTACAAGACGACGTGAAGCTCATCAAAGAAAACCACTTGGTTCACATCCAAGATGATATCACTGAACTCAAAATCTGTAGCAAGGAACACGGTACAGATCTCAAGTGGCTTAAAAGGTTCTTTTTCTATATCGCGGGTGCAACAGTAGCAGGACTTATTGCAGCAGTTTTGAACCTCATGATATCTATCTAAGTCTTAACCAAGACTATATGGCTCTATTTAGAAAAGAGAACTTCGGATATGTAGAGGACAACTTTGATCCTCGTGATGTATGGCTGGATGAGGTTTTCGCAGGAGATGAGGAGAGGGAGCTTCCAACGAAGTTCCACATAGATGGACTCAAGTTTGATTGGCAGGGTCTGTATCCTTACTGTGTGTCGTTCGCTGCTACATCAGTAGTCGAATATCACCATGAGAAAGAGACAGGCAAGACAATCAGACTATCACCAGCACATCTATTCTACGCAGCAGAGGGTGGACTACATGGTAGCAACGTAAGAAAGAACTTGAACGTAGCAGTAGATAAGGCAAAAGGCTTGATCCCAGATCAGGCGTTCCCAATGCCACCGGACCCAAGAATCAAACCAAAAGATTGGTATGACAGATACAGTAAGAAGGCCAAAGCGATCCCCTTCAAAGATGCAACTAACATCAAAGCATACGCAAAAGTCACACCGACTAAAAGTGCTATTAAGAAAGCTCTCATCGACCACGGACCACTTCTTATCGGGGTATACGCATCTTCCAAAGACGGGTACTACACAGGGCATGGAGAGCGAGAAAGAGATAATGATAATCACGTCATTGCACTCACTGGATGGGATGACGATCTGGATGTCTGGTACATCCATGACTCGCAAAGCTGGGTCAGACCAAACAACGGGGTCGGAACATTAAGCCAGAACTACACATTCAACTTCGCTTATGCCGTCACGGAGCTACCTACGGACTGGAAGCAGTTGCGAGATGAAGCTCGAAAGAAAGACTTTATCCCAGAACCAACCAGCCCATACCCATCAGTGCTTGACCACTATGGCAAGCAGAGGAATCTGGAGCTTGAGATTGCGACCGCAAACGAAATGCTCCAGCGATTCAAAGTGTTCAATAACAAATCAGTAACAGATGCAGCAGGACGATTCTGGACCGTCTATATCAACGCTATTGCTTACGGAGGCTACAGTTATACAGACATTATCAATGACTGTTATCACTGGAGGCGCACTGGAACTCACATCTTTGACCTTAATCACAAGACAAGAGAGATGTGGCTTAAAGAAAAACTAGGTAAATAACTGTAAAGTTAGCCTAAAAAATGGTAAAATAGAGGAGAGAAGTTATAACTCTATGACTGTACAATCTATGGCAGCTCGAAAAAAAGAATGGTACTACTCCACAACTATCTGGGGTAATGGACTACTCAGCCTAGCAGGTGGTTCAACACTACTAGGTAATTTCCTTATTACAGGGAACTTTAGTGTTGAAGCTACAGTAGCCCTTGTATTTGGGGCACTTAACGTAATTAACCGTTTCAGAACTACTACTGAAATTAAATAAGAACTATGTTACTTGACGATAAGAAATCAGAGCTATTTGTCCGACGCTCTTCAAAAGACGGACGAACTGGAGAGATTGTAGCAGTGGTGCAAGCCATTGGTGCAGACCCAGTTGTTGGAATGAACATCAAGAAAATGGGGTATTTCCCAATGGATGAGGTTGAATTTCACAAGATGATGACTGGCGAGATTCTCAAAGAAAAGATGGTGGAGGAGAAGCCAGAACCTAAAAAGGAAGAAAAGAAGGAGGTAAAGAAAGTCAAGAAAGCAAAGAAAGCTGAATAACTTTCATTCAATTCTCCGCATAACTAGCTTGTGCGGAGTGATGATATGACAGGACAACAACTTATTGACAAGCTTAACTACCTTGTCGACGATACCACGCTCGATTCAACTCGAGCCTTGGAGCTTATCAACGCAGCTTATCAGGGCATCTGCTCTCGTAGGGTGTGGAACTTTTTAGTTACGTCCGACACCTCTAATACAATCTCATCATCCACGACTGCTTACGCCCTCCCGTCAGATTTCTTACTACCTGTAGCTGCTCGTACTTACGATGCCACACAGGACAGTTATGACGAGATGGCATTTGTGCCATTTAGCGCAAGACGTAAGTACCATAATTCTAGTGGGTATGTAACGATTGATAAGGTGAACGACAACCTCGAGCTTACTTCAAGTCCATCAGATGATCTGATTGGCGATACGATTGAGCTTGATTATACGTACTTACCGACTGACGTTGCATTGGGTACTTCACCTATTCTTCCGACAGCCTATCACTCCATCTTGGCGTATGAGGCTGCAAAGAACTTCTACTATGCTGAGCAATCAGATCTAGTAACAGAAGGTGGCTTTGATGCTCGAATGGCTGGTGAATACAATAGACTTTACTCAGGACTCATTGACTACGACATGCAGCTTGGAGATGCGCTTGATGATAACTACGTGCCGCAGACAGATTGGTCAGGACTAAGCGATAGTTAATATGGCTTATAAAGAGAAAGAGGTTTCACTCTTCAAGTACGGAACAATCAACAAGCTCAACGCAGAGACCCTTCCAGATGGGTCTGCTTCTGAGTCAAACAACTTCCTTTCTCTGGGGGATAGGCTTGAGTTAGTACGTGGACAGATTCGTTTAGGAGATGCAGAAGCAGGTACAGGACATGTAGATGGCCTTGGTCTAGGTACTGATGTTGAAGGAAACGAATACGTCTACAAGTACTTTGGAGGAGATATCAAACGATACAATTCTAGTACAGGATCATGGGATACCATTGTTACCTATGGTAAGCCAGTGGCGGAAGATATGCTCTTTAGTATGACACGTACCCCTGCTGGTGCGTTTCTTTGGGCATCCTCACCAAACACAGGACTGGCACGGTTTAACCTGGCGGCAAACGACGTGGTAGCAGATGCCTACTCAGACTTCTATGGTGTTGATCCAGATGTACAGAGGGGGTATGTCAAAGCAGCAGACAATGGCTTATGGCTATGGCAAGTAAACGAATACGGTTCGGTTTTTTGGAGGTCTCACAAAGGTGATGATTTTCCATATACAGCAGTAGTGGGTGCAGCTTTTGGAACAGGAGCTCCACCACAGGTAATCTTCACTAAGACAGTAGCTCATACACTACTTGTTGGTCGCAGCATCGCTATTACAGATGGTGTAGAGATATTTACAGACGATGGAAACGGTGTTCTTACAGGAGATAAAGGTGGTACAGGTACCGTGATTTACACCACAGGGACTTTCAGCGTCACGTTTGCAGTGGCTCCTGGAGCTGGAACGCCTATCACAATCAATTATAAATACGAAGTTCCTTATACAGATGGACTTGCAGACTTTGGTTATTCAACTCCACGTGTAGCACTTGAGGGGTTCTTCATCACACAATACGACGACAACTCTGATATTCAAAACATGCACATCTATGATGGTACTACCTATGTAGGTCATCAAAACTCATGGTGGAATGTGCAGCTTTCAGCAGATGATTCAGATCTTAGTGAGAACAAAATCTTCCGAGAGGGTACGGGAATGCCTAGCATCCGTGCATCAGTGGCAACTGGTGAGGGTATCTACTATATCGATGATACAGACCAGAGTGAGAAGGTTATTAGGCGCATTCAGGTTGACCGATCAGGACAGAAAGTAAGGCCAGTGATTGTTTCAGAGCAGCTTGATCTATCAGACTTTGACTTTTCAGACGCAGCAGCAGTTCAGTATGGGGAGTATGTCATCTTCGCTTGTAAGTCTTCATCTGACATCTCGCATAACGATACGATGCTTCTTTACAACTCACAGTTTGAACTGTGGGATAAGATGGAAGGATTCTTCCGAGACTTCGTGGTTTACCAGGATGGCCTCTACGGTGGTTCATCAATCAACGGTGATGTCTACCAGATCTTCAGTGGCTTTGATGACGACGGTACTGCGATCCTTGGATCATGGACTACCAACGACTCAGACTTAGGGCTTGAAGAGATCAAGAAAACAAAGAAGCTCGTAGTTGAGGGAGACATGGGAACAGCACAGGAACTCATTGTAGAAGTATCGTATGACTTTGGAGCCTTTGAAGAAGTAGGAAGGATTGCAGGTGATAGTGAGTTTGTAGACAAGTCTGCTGGCACTTCATACGGAAGTCTTCTCTATGGCGGAGGCCCTTACGGATCAGGAACCTCAGTAACAGCATACCGATACATGCGGCAGTTCGCACTCAACTCAGATAAGTTTCAAACGATTCGTCTTCGCTTTAGAACTGAAGACTATGGCTACCTCAATATCCGTCAGTACGTACTGAAGGACATCAGAGAATGTGGCCGTCGTATTCCACATAAATTTAGAGGATAAAACATTATGTCTTTCAAAGTACCACGACCAGCGTACGAGACTACCATCTCCGACACGTTCGATGCAGGGGCCACAAGCTTCAGTGTCGATACAACTCTTGACGGGTATGGTGATGATCTCGATACATTGGTTCTCCAGTTTACGCTGGACAAAGGACTGTCTACCGAAGAGCACATCATCGGAACAGTCGATACCGCAACAAGTAAGATCACGAGTGTATCTTATCTCAATGTTGCAACAGGTGAGATCGCAGGAGCCGGGACTCAGTACGGTCACCGTAAGGGTTCAGGAACCATCGAGATCACAAGTTTCCCGTATCTTACACACGCAATACGAGCACTCACTGGTGCAAAGCAGCTAGATAGTACACTTACACCAATGGCTTACGACGGAGACCCTGGATTAACTCCTGGATCTGATGAGCTGTGTACAGTTGATTACGCTGATAACTTAGCTATCGCTGGTTCACCAAACGCAACAGAGTCTCAGAAAGGTATTGTTGAGCAGGCTACAGCAGCAGAAGGTCAAGCAGGAACAGACACAGGGGCTACAGGAGCTTCCTTGTTTGCAGTACCTAGTGAGATTGCAGCAAATACTCAGAACCAGCAGCACATGTTTGCAGCAGACTCAGGAGCAGCTGATGCGTATGCAATCACTCTAGCCCCTGCACCAGGAGCCTACGCCTCTGGGCAGAAGTTCTGCTTCCTTGCAACAAACCTAAACACTGGAGCATCAACACTTGATGTGAATGGACTGGGTGCAAAGAACATTCTAAAAGCAAATGACCAAGCACTAGAAGCTGGGGACATTGAGGCAGGACAAATTGTAGAAGTGGTTTACAACGGAACAGAGTTTGAAATGCAGACACCAGTTGGATCTCATCTCACAACAGCAATTGCAACAGAGACTACAAACTTCTTCTCAGCAACAGACATCAGTGGATCAGAAGCAGAAACCCTAACGGATGGCAGTGTTGCAGATACACTTCACAGTCACTCCACTCCAGCGTTCATGATGACCGCTAATGATGGAGCGGGTGGTGCAGCAAATGGGGCTAGGCAGGTTTCAATGGCAAAGGATGGACGTGATTTCTACGTTTCAACACCAGACGGTGCATCTCATATCAACATTGAGCAGTTTAAGAAAGATACTGAAACTGGTCTCTTCTACTTCTTCAACTCAGCTCAGATGACCTTCTCAAATAACGTTAACAGTGCAGGTCTTGCTGTAGGGGATACTTACATTTATGGGGCTGACCTGAAAGCAGGTGGAGCTGATATCGAGATTCAACGAATGGATAGAGACCTTACAGGTGAAATCACGATGACTATTGCAGGAACTGCAAATACAAACATTGGAGCAAGAGTTGCAGGTGATGATACCAACATTTACTACTGGACTGATACCTCCACTAACATGGACACCTATACTGTGTCCGGAACAACTGCAACACGTGGGGCTTCATTCGCTATGCCTATGGCAGAGAATACAATCTGGGCATTTGATTTTGATGGAACTGATCTTCTTACTGTAAAAGATGATGACTTCGGTGCTGGAACACCTCCAGGGCAAGAGATTGAGAGGATTGATACTGCAGGAGTTTCGCAGGGAACAGTTGAGAGGGGCTTCTACAACCCAGATGGAAGCACTACAGCAGATGAAGAAGGTATTTCAGTTGGGTTTGCTTATAGGAATGACACTACGATTTACCTTGTTGGTGAGTTTGATGTAGTTGATCCAGCTGCAATAACTGGATCTGAGTTCCGACTTTTCGCAGTAACTAAACCTTAATAAATATATGGCCACACGAAACTTAGCGGCTGAACAGGACGCACTCAAACAAATCCTGGAGTCCCCAGATAGACAGGGCTCATATATCGGGACACCGGGTGCGAGTATCCCTGACGCAAGTGCCGCAACACAACAGCTTCTTAGAGAAGCAGTAAACACCAACGTCTATGGCTCAGGTCTAGGACCACGGGACGTAGCAACTGGAGTTGCTCAGAACCAAGCAGCAGCTACTACAGAAGATCTACTCAGTAGACCTCAAGCAGGTACAACTGGTACTACTCCTGCTGCTACAGCCACTGATACTAGTTATGGACTCACTGATGCAACAGAAGACATCTATTCACGATATGGCCTCGATGAGTTCAAGACAAAAGAGCAGCTTGAAGAGGAAGCTATTGCCGCTATTCAAGAACAGCTCGCAGGAATAGAAGGAACATACGCTTCACGCTTTGCAGCAGCTGATACAGAAGGTGCTCAACGTCAGGCACGTGGAGAAGGTCTCTCATTCGCTTCTGGTGCACAGTACACACCATTTGCTGAAGCACGTACCATCGAAGTGGAGGAATATAACAGAGCTATTACTGACGCATTGGAGGCTGATAAGGCTGCTGAGATCGCTACTCTAAATGCACAGGCACGAGGAGAAGCGCGAGAGGACTACCAAGCACAAGCTGACCGAGCTATAACAATGGCTGATCGTTACATCGACAGCTTGACGGAAGAGTATAAACTTGGTCAGACAGATAGGCAGTACCTACTCAATGAAGCTCAGACTATTGCAGACATGACTGGAGAGTTTGGTGGAAGCCCTACACTTGAAATGCTCAAGTGGATTGAGACAGTAAATACAACTGCAGCAGACAGCGCACGATCAGATGCTTACCTAACTATTGCACAGGAAGAAGCGGCTAAGAAGGGATATGCAACAATGACTGATGACCAGGGTAACGTTTACGAGTACGACCCATCACGGCCATTCAATGAAACAGCAACAATCATTATCCCTGCAACGCCTAGAAGCACAGGACCAGCTCCTTATATCGCTGGAGCTGGACAAAGTGTTTGGGATAGTGTGATCGATGCGAATGGCGGAGATATCACAGCTATCTCAAATAAACGAGATGCAGAAGGAAATCTTCTCTACTCAGATGCACAGATTAAAGAGGTTGCTGATAGAATTGATGAGCGATTTAGATATCAAATTGCTAGTGCAGATGCAGGAGTAGACTCAAGGTACGAAGAAGTACCAACACCAACGGGTGATTCAACTTCTGGAAGGACAACTACAGAGGACGTACCTGCATTCGGAGACATTAGTGGAACATTCGATTACTTGAGCCCACAACTCAATAGTGCAAACAACTGGCTATCAAGGCTACTTAATCCGTACAACTAAACTTTTATGCCGTACTATAAGGATAAGGTTACTGGAGAGGTTTTCTTCAGTGATACCGATCCAAACGAACAGGCGGCCACTAGCACTTCATCTCTATTTGGTTCAACAGCAGCACAGGCTACACAGGCAGAGGCACCAACACCAGCTGAACAACCAAGTAGATTAGGTTCAATCCTAAGAGGAGCCGGCTCACTCGCAAAAGAGGTAATAACTGCACCAGCGCGAGCTGTTGCGGCTCCTTTTGCTATCGTATCTGAGGAGTTTCCAGCACTTCTTAAAGGCAAAAAGACAGAGAGCAATGCTCTATCTCAGTTTGCTTTCAGAGGTACTGAGCCAGGGACACGTGAACGTGGAGGTGCTGCACTTGAAGGAGCACTTGATATTGGTACAGCCGCACTAGGTGGAACCATTGCTAAAGCTGGTCTTAAAGAAGCCACTAAGAGTGGTGTTAAAGCTGGAACAAAAAGCCTGCTACGATCAGCAGCAAGAACAGCTCCTATTGATGCAGCACTTGGTGCTGGATTCGGTGCTGCTAGTTCAATCAGAAGTGGTGGTGAAGGGGAAGATATTCTCAAGAGTTCACTCATTGGTGCTGGTATTGGAGCAGCCGCTCCATTTGTTCTTGGTGGTGCTATCAAAGGTACACAAGGAGTACTGGGTGGTGCTATTAAAGCTGCTGATACTGGACTCTCAAAGAAGCTCACCAACTATGCTGAGGAGCTTGCACAATTACAGAAGGAAGTACCTGTTATAAGGATCGATCAGAAGGCAGCTAATCTAGCAAAGCAAGAGAAGATCAAGGCTGCAATGCAGAAAACACAATGGCTTAAAGATACCCCTGAACGCTTTATAACTGACTGGGTTGATAGCTTCCATCCAGTTGAGAAGGTGGTTGGAGCCATTGAGAAAGCAACTGGACGAGAGTTTAAGACTGGTCGCAGTGTTATTGAGAACTTACGTAAAGCTCCTATCGTTGCTGGTGCTGAGGCAGAGGCAAGACTAGGGAAGTTTGTAGGACTCATTGAAGACTTTGGCGATGACTGGGTGTACGTCAGTGAGTTTAGAGACTTGATGGATGCACAAGATCTTGTGAGACTGGGTAAGGTTGTTGAAGGCGGTGCAAGTGCAGCAAGTATAAGAAAAGGTTTCGCAAAACTTAGAAAAGAAGTTGCAGACAAGGGGCTTGATTTTAATAAAGTTGTTGAAGGACAGAAGCAGCTCCGTCAGTTTCTTAATGAAGAACTACAGAACGCAGTTGATGCTGGTGTTGTTTCAAAGGAAGCAGCAGCTGCATATGCTAAGGCACGTCCAAACTACTCACCTCACGAGGTATTGGACTTCCTTGAGAATCCTGTTGGGTTCTCAGTAAGTAGACGGGGAGCACAAGGAGCTGGCTTCAAAGCTGCGACGGGTTCAAAGAAAGCACTTGCTAATCGGGACGCTACTATTATCAAGCGAATGATTGACCAGCGTGTTCGCAGTACTGTGAACAAAGCTAGGGTGAATGCAGTTGATGCACTAATTCCTTATGCAGAGACAAGTGGGTTCAAAAAACTAACTCCTAGTACAAAGGGGAAAGCAGTTGATGTTGCTAAAGAAGGCAATGCTATCATGAAGGTGTATCGCAATGGAGTAGAGGAAATCTACGAAGCACCGAAGGCAGTTGTGGAGGCTATCGAGAACATGGGAGATGACGCGTCAAAGCGCATGGCTCAGTGGTTTGAAGAGAGCTTTGGTGGTAAGTATCTTAAGGGTACAGCTAGTGCACTTCGAGTTCTTGCAACACAACGTAACCCACTCTTCCTTATTACCAACCCTATTCGTGACGTACAGCAGGCACTGTTTACAAGTGATATGCGACTCACTGATTGGGGTACAGTATTTGCCAGAGGTCTGATGAGTGTTATTGCACCGAACTCAAACCAAGGTAGGATGTTTAGGGAGCTGCGAGAGCAGATGAGTAAAGCAGGTGGTTTCACACAAGGATTCTTCCTTTCACGTGAAGGAGCACAAGAAGCCGCAGAGATGGCTGCTAACAGACTCTCAGCAAACTCACGCACGTACTCTCCAAAGGATCTCGCTACTGGTAAGTGGATTGAAGACGCTGGTGGTTTCATGGAAGAAGTTACTCGTATGGGTGTGTTCTATAGAACATTGAAGAACACAAATAACCTAGAGACAGCAGCTAAGGTAGCACGTGAAGCAACGATTGACTTCTCTCGTGGTGGAAACAAAGCAAAGGTAGTGAACAAGATGATTCCGTTTTTTAATGCCAGGATTGGCGGTGCTCTAACAAACCTTCAGGCCATCAAGAAGAATCCTGTTCAGGCCATGCACAAGCTTATGTGGCAGGCGGCTTACCCAGCTACGTTCCTATACGCCAATAACACGAGGTACGAGTCATACGACAGCATCCCTGAATGGGAGAAGCGACAGTACTGGATCATCATGTTTGATGAGCAAGATGGTGTGGATATGGGAGGTCAGCCTACAAAGGTTCCTTTCTATATCAAGGTGCCAAAGGGTGAAATGCAGCAGGCAGCAGCAGCTATTACAGATAGGGTTCTGGATGTTGGACGAAAAGAAAACCCACAAGGTACAGGTGAGTTCTTACTAGATCTGGTTAAGGGAGTTTCCCCTGTTACCGAGGCAAACATTCTACCAACTGGTCTTCTCAAACCAGTGGAGCTCATGACTGACTACAACTTCTTTACGAAGGAGTCAATCACACCAGAGTGGGTGTACATCGATGGTAAGGGTTATGCTGCTGATGAACTTCCAGCCAGACTTAGAACTAAGTACAATACCTCTGAGGTAGCGAAGCTGCTCGGTAGTGTATTCAACTGGTCTCCTACCAAGATTGACCATGTACTCAAAACTGGTGTATTAAACGACATTCTACGGGGCTTAGATATTCCCCTTAGAGATTTAACAGGTAGTGAGGACCCTTTCAAAGCAGTAGAGGGCAGCCTATTCTACGATGTGGCACAGCAATCTGGAGCACGAAAGTTCTTGGGTACAAGTTCCTATGGTGCAATTCAGAAAGAACAGGAGGCAGAGTTGAAATCAAAGATTGATGAGAACCTACAGAAGATCAAGGGTATTAGTGGAGCTGAGTCACGAGGTGGAACAAGAACGAGAAGGACATTGAAAAGTTCAAGATAAAAAAACAGGGGCCGTTTGGCCCTTGTTTTATTTTTTGCTATAGAATCCGAATATGATAAAGAACCATATCAGGAAGAATAACCCCCATGCTATCGCTGCTCCGTCTACTGGCATATTATTTCTTTTGAATCTTATTATCCATGAGCACATTCACTTCATCCCAGTCGATCTTACGAGCACGCAGCTCGTCGATTGCATCAACAAGTTCGTTGAACAATGGGCCAATCACAGGCTTGATTAGCCATAGGATTAACCTTTGGTAATACTGCATGGCCTTCCATTTAATTTGTGTAATCATATTATTGGCTATTGGCGAAATCAATGTGTTGTTCGATGTACTCTTCCATCTTGAACCTGACCCAAGCGGCCAATGTTTTGTTTACAGGATCGAAGAGGAGGCACTTCTTGAAGTCACGCCAAAGTTCTTCTTCAAGATGTACACTAATTTGTTTTGTGTTTTCCATATATCTTGAGACTAACATAATTACATAATTATGTCAAGACCCTTCTATTAGAAAAGGGATAACCTGTGGATATCCCTAGTATCGATCCCCGTCTTTGTAGTTGATGTGAGGTTCGTCGTCGTCATCCTCCTCCTCAGGGAAGAGTTCAAGCTGCTTGCTCTCAGGCTCGCAGGTGATGACGGTGGTGCTGGTGAACTCGTGTTGGCACGTGATGCACTCGTAGGCGTACACGGCGGCTCCACGTTGGGAAACCACCTGGCACAGATACTTGCGCACTCTCATGCAGTTGGGGCAGAAGATAGTGACGATGGCTTTCATTAGTCCCTCCTATGGATCTCTCCAGGTCGTATCAAGATAGAAAGTGGGGCTTTTAAGGCAAGCCCCTGGCCTAGATAGATCACCTCCAATCCAAGAAGGTTAACTGCGTTGTGTAGAAGGTCATTTTTTCCTCCCTGCGAAATACTCTATCCACAAGATAAGGCAGGCCAAGACCAACAACCAACACCACCAGTACACGAATGCCCACAATAGCCATTCTGTTCTCTCCACCATAGCAGATCCTTATTACTTCCCCTTCTTGCACTTGATCTGCGTCCGACCACTCGGACTGTGGCGCATGTCAGGGTAGTAGCTCACCTCCAGTTCTCCCTCGAACCAATGGCCGTGGAGCTGGTAATGCTCTTGGCGAAAGAACATCACAGCGTCTTCCTTGTTCCCCATGCCCTCGGACAGTTGGAACTTGGAACACTTATCGCAGACGCCTTTGACTCTAACGAGGTCCATCGTCGTCCCCTTTGTTGTGGTGGATGGGTGAAGCGATCCAGAAGACCGCCAGTATAATGACGATGAACAGTGCTGTCACAGCCAGGGTGGTCATGAGCGCACCGCCTTTGCAACGAGCACGATCAGGAAGATCAGGATGATGAAGCCGATGCCGGCGCAGGTCCCCATTTGCATGAGGAGCATGAGCACAGTGATGAAATCAATCATTCGTCCTCCCTGTTTCCAAAGCCAATCTTGCGTTTAGATGGCTTCTCTTCGTCCTCTTCACCAGGTGGCTTGATGAGCTGTTGCATGACAGGCACACCAGACTCAGCCAGCATGTTGAAGTCATGGACAGTGATCTCTTCGGTGTCCTCATCGAAGCGAGACTCACCATCCTCGTACATCTCGTGGCAATACTCACACTTTGCGATGTGGGTAAGCAGAGTCTTGAACGGGATGAGTTGGTCAGCAACCTTGATGAGTTGCAGGATGAGCAGAGGCAGCATGGGGGAAACCATACGGCCACACTGCTTGCAGACGAACAGTTTCAGTTTACCCATTGTGTCCTCCTTATGTCCTCAAACATCATTTGTATTGGCAAGGATTTGCACCTTGCATGTGATCGGGTTCAGTCACTAGAATCCGCTATCAGTTCCCTTACGGGTATCTATACGTCTACCTATTCCGCCACAATACAAATGAAATTAAAGAACACAATCACTCTTTAGAGAGACGTTTGATGAGGTCACCGTACATCTTGAGGAAGATCTTAACCTCTTTTCTTAGTCTTTTCTTTTGTTCTTTTGTCATAAACACAATTAGGGGAGTGTGTAGATCACTAATCATCTTAACAAGTATCTTACAACCACACCCAGGTTGTCGCACACAGCGTGCAAGCCAGAATACTCCCCCTTGTATACACCCTATGAGGGCATGTGCTCAATTCTCCAAGCCGTGTGCTGGCGTATATCTGACTTGTACCAGCGATACCCTCCTCTTGGATCAGGCCACGTGTCTCCACATGAACTGATGGTGGGGATGGTAAGACTAAACTTTAACTATAGATTCTTACAGTTAAGGTTTAGCATTTAATCTTTATTATAGAAATGGTCTGGGGTTTTTGAACAGAACCCCAGGGAAAACTGTACGCGTCTAGATGGTGACTCGAATCTCGTGCCTGTCTCCGTAGATGGTCACGACGGCGCACCCCATGCTGACGGGGGGCAGGTTCTTCTGCTCCGCGTACGAGCCAGGGTAGCGCAGGTAGCTTCCAGTCAGGATCGCGTGACGCTTGGCGTGGCCGACCTTGCGGTTCTTCTTGTCCACGTGCTGGTAGAGCTGGGTCATGTGATCCAGTCCGTGCGTGTGGGCGTAGAGGACCGTCTCAGCGTCCGTGAAACGGAAGCAGTCGATGGCAGCCTTGATCTTCGTCCAGGGAAGGCGCGAACCGCTGGAGCCGTGGGTGGAGTACACCGTGTAGCTCTGCTTGCCAACCTTCCAGTTGTGCGTGGCTGCGTGGTTGAGGTAGCGACACCCCAGGAGCGAGCACAGCCACTGCGTGATGGTGATACCAGCCACGTTGTTGAGACGGTTTTCATGGTTGCCCGAATGAAGACCGATCAACAGACCAGCGTCGTTGATGGGCTTGAGCATCTCCAGGACACGCTCCATCTGCTCGTTGGGGCCTTCCTGCTCGAAGACACCAGAGCCAGGCGAAACACGTGTGGCCATCTCCAGCATGTCTCCCATGCCGAGAACGTACCACCCGTTGTCCAGGGCGCGCTTGAGGTCGGTACGGATCATGTCTTCGTCACAGGTCTTGGCACCGAGATGCCAGTCACCCGTACACATGATGCGTACACGGTTCTTCTCATCCGGCTTGAGCCGGATATCGACGTACGACGTTCTGCGAGTACGCATTGGTCTATCCTCCATGTGGTTTGCGTAGTTGGTTTCTGAGCTTGCGAAGATCGGTGTAGGTCCACCTCTCTCCTGGGATCATCACCTGACGGATCATCTCGATTGCCTCATCGACCGTGAGGTTCTCCATGAGATAATGCCAGCATCGATGCCACTCATCGTCTAGCTCGACGATGTTGTCATGGTCTTTGTCTTGACCGTCTGGGATTCGACTACGAGGCTGTATGTGATGCCTCGTCTGTCTTCGACGTTTTTGAGACATCTTACCTCCTACAAAAAGAAGCCCTGTTTTTTAGGTAGGACTTCCCATCGTCCTCCTACTCCCATTTAAGCACGACAAAAAAACCGTGTCAATACGGCTTTGCAAGATGCAGTGTATAACATGTGGAAAAAGGTGTCAACAGGTAAGAAAAGACCCCGTTTATAGGGTTTATCTACACTCAATTTTTACCTCTATTAACACACAGTCGCTTTGCCTAGTGCGCCTCTAAAGGTAAAAATTGAGTGTACTAATACAGTCTCACTATAGTGTGCTTCACTGGATCAATAGAAGGCAATAAGGAGCTGTCAAAAATGTTATCGGTAACACCATGAAATAAGAACAACACATCTGGTCTTTTACCGTGCAGTGATATTCCACACACTGACGATGCATGTCCAACACATCTAACATTATTAAAATTGTGTAATGGAAAATCTGGTGGGACGACCGCGAGTATAAGGTGATAATGCTTAGACGCATGGTCTAAAAATCTCAGTATCTCATCGTTAGTCAACATATCACTCAATCAGTTTCTTAAGGTTTTGTTTGTAGTCTGAGATGGCATTGTTGTAATCATCGTTCTTACATCCACAAGTTTCGGGACCACACCAACACTCACCCGTCCTCCACTCTGGCTCACCCTCCTCAATAGCCCATGCGAGGTACGTTTTAAGAGAGTTCTGAATAGCATTCACATCAACATCCCAGGTACCGTCAGCGTACTGTGTTACTAGCCTTGTTTTTGATACTTCAATAACAAAGTCTAGAGCTTTGAACGTGTCATCTTTTTCAATTCTTGGTTCGGTCATATCACTCAATCAGTTTCTTTAGGTTTTGTGAAAACTCACAATAGTCACACTCGTATCCTCTCGCTTCATTACACTCACACATGTAAGAAAGATTTGCCTCCTCAATAGCCCATGCGAGGTAGGATTTGAGAGCTGGAATAAGTTTATCTTTCCCACACATCCATGCTTCTCCTTTTTTATCTGATCCATAAGACAGTTTGGTGAGAACAAAATGCTCCTCAACAATCTCCTCAAGGCTCTTTGGTTGTATAGTCATAGTTTTTTTACACATCTTCCCCTCCAGAGAGGGGTATGTTCAATTCTCGCTTCTGCTATTTCTAAATATTCCTCGTCTAGTTCAATGCCTATAAAGTCGAAACCTTCTAGCTTTGCTGCTTTACCTGTACTCCCTGATCCCATGAAAGGGTCTAGGATTACTCCGCCTGGTTGTGTTACTAGACGGCAGAGGTAACGCATGAGCTTTGTTGGTTTGACTGTTGGGTGGTGGTTTGCTCGTGGTTCACCTAAAGCATTTTTCCTACCCTCAGCAGGTTTACTTCTTGCACTTGCTGGAGCCTCTTTTTCTTCCATCCCCTCACACCCCTCATTTCTATCCTTCTTACTAGCCTTAGCACAGTAGAAGAAGCGAGCTGCGGAGCCTGAGTCTGCAAAATGAACACCACTCTTTATATTTGTTACATTCCTTGAAGGATTATCTTGATTTCCTTTCTCGAAATTATAACCACTTGCACTTCCTTTTTTAGTCTCAGGAAACAACCTCATCACCTCTTGGCTACCGTCGTGGATTAAATTACTAGGAAATCTTCCCTGTTTTGCGTTTGTACTTACCTCTTTTTTTGCCAGCATGAGTAAATCTCCTGTGAGCTGACACACTGACACACTGGAGATTTTCCAGTCGGTTATCATCTTTGACACCGTTGATGTGATGTATTTCAAATCCTTTAGGGATCGCTCCATGTTCTGATTCCCAGATAAAGACATGCTCAAACTTGTGCTGATACTTTCCAGCAACATTTCTTCGGAGCATGACGTATCCAGCTTGTAGATACTTTCCAGCATCTTCCCAAGTGCTTTTTCTGAAATACTCATATCGACATTCTCGACAGCAGAAAACAACATCTTTATCACGTTGTTCGTGTCGTCTAGAAGTCTTTTCTTTTCCGCACTGTTTGCAGGTAATTGTAAATGGTTTAACTGGCATAACTGAATAATACCATTTAGGTCGCTTCCCTGCAAGTTGTACTCTGGCTTGATTCTAGTCCCATCAACATTGATTCCACCTGTTCCGTGTTTGAGTACGTTCTCTGCAACAGTTCCCTTAAAAGGCTTTCTTGCTACTGTAATAGGCTCTAGGTTAGGGCGTAAGTCCTTTAGTCTTTCCGAGAACATAGCACTCTCTTCCGCAGAATGTTCTAGGGTGTAGTCCAACTTCATTTTTAAGGCGGTCAAAATGCTTTCCACATTGTAAACATCTGCACTCAACCCATTTATCTGGTTGTCGTCGACAGGCGTGATATTTTCCAATATGTTCTCCCACCCCAGCGATTGCAAGATTTTCAATTCGGTTGTCATGTTTAACTTCGTTGAGATGGTGGACGTGTTCTGTGCTATCCAAATCTCTACCAAGACACTTAGCCATGACAAGACGGTGTTCAAGCTCGTATTTCCCATTGTTCCAGACCGCAACATATCCATCGCTTCTAACAAATCTTCCGCCTTTATGTTTTCGTCTGCACTTAATAGAGCAATACTTTGCTGTGTCTTTTCGTTTAGGTTTAACTCTGAACTCTTTTTGGCAATTTCTACAAGTAATGTTTGGCATATACCTACAGTATACTCCAAATCGGAACGAGTTTCAAGTGGCTTTTGAGCCACAGTGATGTCTTCATGGCTCGGCTTAAGTGCTGTTCCCCAACCTTCCCATGGTGAAGTGCCTTTGGTAATACTTCGCTCGTCTTTCAGATTATATCCACCTTGTTGACCGCCGTTACTCGCCCCTGCCGTTGGTGAGTTTCCGTCGCGTCCACCGAACTTTCTTTCCTCCAAAACACTCCTCTCATTCCCCTGCAACTTATCAACCGCCTTACCGATGTTATGAGATTTCGGGAAGCCCGACGCATAAATCCATGCAATCATATCTCTGATCTCAAACCCTGCGTCCTCGATGTTCACTGCCATGCGGTGTTGTGTTCTTGTACCTGCAAAGCTCAGCAAGAATCCACCTGGTTTCAATACTCTTAGACACTCTTGCCATATCTCTACTGATGGAACGTCATAGTCCCACTTCTTCCCCATGAACGATAATCCGTATGGTGGATCAGTAACTACTGAGTCAACTGAGTTCTCAGGTAAGTCTTTCATTTTTTCTAAGCAATCTCCGAGTAATAGTTTCATATTGTTTTTTTACACATCTTCCCCTCCAGAGAGGGGTGGTTGCAACACCTCCAGTGTTACATGCCAGCAAATTGTTTCTCCTGGTCAGGAGGGGGAGAGGTGCAATTCCTACCCCCTGCTCCCCAGTAAACTGAGGGCAAGGATTAGTTGGGTAATCAATCCAACTAAGACCGAATCAATCCTGCTGCGGTGCAATAACCTTTCTAAATTAGTTATGTTGAGATCCGCAGGCAGAGGGAAGGAGGGGAGTTATTCCCCGATAACTTCTTTCATTAAATGTTTAACCACCTCACTCACAACACCATTCCCACACATCTTGTACCTTTGCGTGTCGCTTATCTCTTTCACTTCTCCATCAAAATCTCCGTACTGAGTCCAACCACTTATCCGTGCCAACGTCTGTTCGCCGAACGGAGACTCGATTCCGCTAGACATTCTGGTTTCCCACAGAGCTTTGATCTCCTTCGACGCTTCGGTTGAAAGACCAAACCACAGATTACACATTCCGCCTTCGGTGCTCCCCTGTGTATTTTTAGATGACATGAGCCACACACCACCTGTATTTTCTCTGGGTCGTTCAATATGTCTGGATGGTGTCTGACAAGACTCTCTGTTCGCCCGCAAATCTCGCAAGATTCTACTGGCTTCTGGCGTTGTGCCCTTTTTCTCCATTTCGCTTTGTAACGCTCTTCGGAAGTAGTCATACGTTGGTGTTTCAATTTCTAATACGTCAGGCCAGCTCATTAAGCGTTCTGCCTCTAAGGGTGTCAATCGTCTAATTCTTGAACCTCGCAAAATTGATTGTGTTTTATCTTGTGAGGGCTCCCCCACTTCTTGAACCTCTGACTGTGTTTGTCGCAGTACCCGTTTCGCCTGTGTAGCTTCTCGCAGGTCTGGACTTTGCACCTTGGTCGTTTGCTGTGTTCCTTCATGTGGCAACTCCGACAAACCTCCTCCAGATTCTCCTTTCGATTGTCGTGCCAGTCCTCGTTCTTGTGATGTATCTCTGTCTTCTTTTCTATCTTGCAAACACAACAAACATTCGTCTTCTGTCCGAAGTTTCGTCTGGCTCTCCAGTGTTCTGTCATCCAATTTGCTTTCTTTTCCATGAGTGCATGATACCATTCTCGATGAGTTTTTACAAGCCACAAACGGTTGTCTGTTACCTCCCTGCATAGTGTTAAGCGTTGGGCTTATACCCTCATCTGAGTACACTTGGTCGTTGCTGTGGCGTGGTTTGTTTATTTGGACAATATCTTGGTTATCTGCTTCTCGCTCAAAAAATACTTCTCGTCCACCTCCGTTTCTAGTACCGACGACAAAGATGCGTTCTCTGTTTTGAGGTACACCGAAGTCTTTGGCGTTGAGAACTTGCCACCAGAGAGAATACCCTGCTTCGGAAAGCGCAATTTGGATGTTGGCAAAGTCCCATCCACCTCTGCTAGACATAACCCCCTTAACGTTTTCCCAGATGAAATACTTAGGTTTTTTCCTTTGCAAGCAGAGTAGGTAGCTACTAAATAATCCACTTCGTTCTCCATCAAGTCCTGCTCGCTTTCCAGCAATGCTAAAGTCTTGGCAAGGGCTTCCACCGACGAGCAGATCAAAGTCGGGTACGTCTGCCCAGTTGATTTCTTTGATGTTGCCATAGTTTTTTGTGTTAGGGAATCT